GACACCCGGAAGAACGAGTAACGCTCCTCTGAGGTGCTGATCACACCGCTCTGGTACTGGTCAACGTTGACCCTCTGGCCGCGTTTTATCTTGTCGTTCTCGCGGAACAGGCAGGCCCTGCCGTCAATCTCCGCCAGCGTCAGCGAGTCGCGGCAGTTGCACAGCCCGCCGATGCGGATCCCGAGCGTCGATCTGATGCCAACCTCAATGATTCGGCATTCATCTTTGGTCGCATGGTGCGCTATCGCGCAGCGCATCAGGTGCGGGGCGCTGGTGGCCGTCTGTCGGGTCGTGCTGGTGGTCCCGGCTGCCGTGATCGTGCCGGTGCTCACCGTGGCCGCAGTGCCGGCCCGCACCACGCTGAAGGAGGCATTGATCGTCTGCCCGGTGCCGCCCGCGCCGTCCTCAGAATCGCTGACGAAGATCCGATCGCTGGGGCTGCGGCCGGAGCAGATTGCCAGGGCTGAGCCGATCTTGTAGAGATCGCCTACCACGATTGCATCGTCCCAGGCCTTCTGCCGGCCGGCGACAGTGCTGGCCACGTCGGCAGCGGTTTCCTGTGCTGCGTCAAGGCCCTCGATCGGGAACACGATCAACGCCTGCAGCCGCCGCGGGCTGGTGAGCGCGTTCACCGGGCCGGAGTCTTCATCTACGTCGCCTTCAAAGGTGTATCTGTTTGACGTGCTGGAGGCGTTGATCGCCACGTCCGTCACCTTGCCATCACCGTCTTTGGTGACATCAATGGTCTGGTCGCTCTTGTTGCTCTGAATCGTGATCGTGACGTTAAACGGCGCTTGAATCGTCTGGCGCCTCTGGCCTGACAGGCCGTTGTCCACCTCGATGAAATACTCCACCACGTACTGACCACGGGCCGCGCTGTCATCAATCAGCTTTGTGCGCACCGTGTCCACATCGAAGGTGGCCGTGACCTCCAGCCGGTCAGACCCAACCGTGACCGCGCTCAGTGCCATCCGATTTGCAAACGCAAACCCGGTGATGCGATTTTCTGTGTCTTGCTCGTAGATCTTGGACTTGTCCTGAGGCACCACTGCAGCGGTCCAAGTGGCGTTATCCGCTGCCGATTGAAACGTGGTCAGATAGTCGCTGCTGCGGTCGAGCCGATAGGTGAACGAATCGCCCAGGCCAAACGACCCAGAGATCACGCCGGAGCGGGTTGAGTAGAACGCTGATTCCTTTGCCCGCTGCACCACCACGGACTGATCAATGTCGCAGGCGACGATCGCGTTACCGCTGCTGCCGATGGGCCGCAGCCGGGCGGTGAACTGCGGCCGGAGCTGCGGATTGAGCTTGAATCCCAGGTTGTTGCCGATCAGGCCGTAGACGCCAAACGTGGTGGAGGTGCTGGGCTTGCTGGTGGCGCTGAAGACCGCCTGATAGGTGTTGCCCAGCCCTCGGGCCATGAACACATCGGCGCCGCCGTCGTTTTCTGCGTTGCCGATGTCGTTCGCCGCAGCGCGGCCGGCGATGCGATCAGCCGAGCGGATCCGGCCGCCGTCCGGGCGGTGGTAGATCGTGATGCGGGCGCTGCTGCTGTTGGCGCCGCTGCTGCCCAGGTCATAAGTGTTGATCGTTGAATCGCCGATCGCAAACCCGTTGGGGTCGATCCCGGCCAGCCGCCCCTCGCCAACCATGAAAACGGCACGCACCATCTGACTGCCGCCCAGGCTCCAAATCTGCGACCACAGCAGGGTGGCGTTCACCCTGACGCCGCCATAGGTCACGCCGCCGATGGTTTCGCGGTTGGCGTAGACCACGGGGATAGGCTCGCCGATCGCGGCCACGTCCTGGACCGCATCAAACCCGCCACGGGGCGCTAGGGATTCAATGCTCGTCTGGTTGCGCCCCTGCACCTGCCGCTGCCCCAGCTCCGCCGTGCGCCGGTTACGGGGGGCGTTGGGGGCCAGCAAGACGCTGATCAGCTGGGCGCCGATGCTGATAGCCGTAGTGACCAGCACCACGATCTGCGCTGCGGTGAACTCGACGATGCCAGCCGTTACCGCAGGCTTGGGCGCCTCCGCTGCACGCTTGCGGACCTCATCGCGCCAGAGCTCGTACTGCTCATCGCTCAGGCCCAGCAGCTCAGCCAGATAGCGATCAGACGGCAGCATCGCGGGGCCTCCAGTATTCAAGGGGCATGAGCTGGCCGGCGACCTCCAGCGGCAACCACTGCGCCCCGCGGCGGTGATGCACGATCAGCAGGCCGTCATCAACCACCACGCCAACACTGAGACCCAGGGGCTGGCGGTGGAGCGCCAGCGCGTACTGCTCCAGTCTGTGGGGGACCATCAGGCGCCTCCATTCCCGCTGCAGCTGATCCCATTGCCCGGTGGCGGCCATGGCGAACCATTGAGGGTCCAGATCAGGCATGGCCAGGCCGGCGCTGCGGCGGACCTTGGCGGCCATCACCAGGCAGCAGATGCCCTTGCCGTCGTCAGGGTCGGCGCCGATCACATGCGGCAGGCGGGCGCTTACCCAGGCGGGCCAGTCTGCGGTCATTGCAGCGTCAAGTTTCCACTGGTAGGCAGCGCACCCACCAGCACCTGAGACAGCACCCTGCCACCGGGCGCCTGCACCGCATCGAGCGGGCTGGCCAACTGGAGTCTCACAATCGGCTCGCTCACGTCGCCCTGCAGCTGCTGCGCGGCCCAGTATTCCGTCGTGAGCAGCACGCCCAGCGACTGGTCAACCCGGTTGACCTTCACCGATCGCACCTCGAGCAGCCACCGTTCGCGGCTGGCCTCGGCAAACACGTTCACGCTCAGCGCCGACACCGGCGCGGCCACCACCGCCTCGGATCGATCACCGCCTCGGGTGCTGGAGTTGGTGGCCACCGCCACCGGTAGGTAGGGGTAGCTCTGGCCGTTGTGCGCGATGGTCTGGCCGATGAGGTAGTTCTGGGCCAGCCAGGTGGTATAGGTGCCATCCCGGCGCTTGAACCGCAGGAAGTTGCAGAGTTCCATTAGGGCAGGCCGGCTCCACGCCGGTCCGTGGGGTTGTTCTTGTAGCGCTTCAGGGCCAGTGCGGCGCCTTGCTTGGCAGACTCGCGGCCGATCCGTTGCGCCTCATCCTTGGTGACGAAATCGAGCTCGCCAATCTGCACAGTCTCGAATCGGATAAGGCCATCACCGCCGCCCGCACCCATGCCAGCCGCTGCGGATCCATCCATGCCGCCGCGCTGGAATGGCACGCTCAGGCCCTCCATGCCGCGCTGGAACGGCACGCTCAGGCCGCTGCTGGAGCTGGAGCCGCCGCCCTGCTGGGAGGCCTTGGCAGCGGTAGCAGCGGTGGCCTGGAACGGCACCGACAGGCCCCGCAGGCTGGCGTTGTTGATCGCCTCCAGCGCTTCGGTGGCCTCAGCCGGGATGATGGTGCCGGCCTGATAGGGCACGAACAGCTCGGTGCCGTTCTCGCCGGTGCGGTAGACCTGGCCTGGGGAGACGGGGCCGCCGAGGGCGCGGCCGAAGAACGGGATGCCGGTATCGCCGGCTGCAAATCCGCCTGGGTCAAAGCCGAGTGCAGGGCTGATGCCGCCCTGCCCACCCGCGGCAAACGTCGAACCACCCCCAGCCACCGCGCCCAGCGCCTTCAGGATCGTCTGGAGCGCGATCATGGCCATCTGCTTGGCGATGATCTCTGCGGCCATCTGCGCGAATCCTTGGGCCACGTCTTGGAAGAATCCGGCCAGCACTTGCCGGGCGCTCGCTGCGCCGCTGATCAGGTCGCGGAACGCATTGCCGAACGCCCCACCGATCGTCTCGGCAGACTTGCCCGCCAGGGTGGCAATGCTGGTCATTTCGGCTAGGTCGTCTTTCAGGGTGGCGATTTGGGCCTCGATCGCCATGCCCTGGGTCTGGAAGGCGGCTGGCTCGGCGGCCTGGCTGGTCAGCTGCTGCATCATGCGGACGCGCTCGGCCATCAGGTCGTTGATGTCCTGTTCGGCCTTGACTTGGGCGTTCTTCAGGGCGTGCTCTTTCTCCGATTCGATCCGCGCCAGCTGTTGCTCAGCGTTGTAATCGATGCCCAGCTCGACCAGCTGTTTCTCCAGCTCCTGAAACTCTTTCTTGGCCTGAATCGCCCTGTCATTGATCTCCAGCTGCTCGAAGGCGTACTCCAGCCGGCGGCGATCAAGATCAGTTGTTGCGCCCAGCAGCTCGCTTTCTTGGTTGAGCTTGACGACAGCCTGGGTCCTGGCCTCGATGAACTTTTCAAGCTCGGCGGTGGTGGCTTGTTGGCGTTCGCGGAGTTGTTCGGCGGCTTGCTGTTGTTCGTCAATAAAACTGACCACTCCACTTGCGCCTTCAAGGTCGCGTAGTAGACCAGCGGTGATCTGAGGATTGGTGCCAAGTTGACGCCCTGGACCATGAAAGAAGTTCTGGCCTTGGGCGCGTAGAAAGTCGCCTGACATCATGTTGCCGTATTGGCTGATGCCCTTGAAATACAACCTGCTGTTAACGTCCTGCACTGACTGCGAAAGCAGCTGAGGATTCAACAGTTCAGCCTTTACCTGCTCAAATCGTGAGCGACCATACAGGTTGGGGTTGACAACCTGCGCACGACTGCGCCCAAAGTTGGGAGCATACTGCCCCGACTGGGTGACAACATCAACCAGATTGGACGGGAACTGCCCCGACCTGGACCGCGCCAGGATATTGGCAAACACATCAGTACGTCCACGGGGATCCGGACCGCCATACTCACCGATTGCCGTGTTGACCGCTGCTGCAATCTCCGCATCAGTAAGGCGGAGCAGCTCCTTCACGCCTTTGGCCGCCGCTGCGCCAGCCGTCCCGCCGCCGCCACTGGCAGCAGCAGCCCTCACCCGTGCCGCTTCCCGTTCGCCAGCCGCTGCGGCCTGGGCCTGCTGCTGTTGCTGCGACACGCTGCTAGGCGTAAACGTTCTTTCGCCTTGAAACTGCCTAAACAACTGTTCTTCGCGCTGCCTGAAGAACTGCTGCCGCCCACCGAAATCAAACAACCCAAACGGTCTGGCGCTTGTGTCCCGTTCCGCTTGTTGCCGCGCCCTTAGTCGATCCTGAATTGCATTTTGAGCGGGTTGATCGCCACTGAATGCGCCAATCGTTTGATTGGCAGAACGCAATGCGGCTGCAACGGCATTGATAGCGGTTACGGTTGACGGCCCAAATACCCGAGCAAATGTTACGCCTAGGTTTTCAGATGCCACCCGCAGATCTACCAGCGCTTGACGGCCAGTCTTAAACTGCTCATTTAGCTTGCCTAATTGGGTATTATTCAGCCGATTAAGCGCGTTTAACACTATATCTGTTGTAATTTTACCTTCTGCCCCCAGTTCTTTTAGCTCACCAATCGTTACGCCCATTTCAGCGGCAATTGCCTGCGCAACCAGTGGGGCCTGCTCTCGGATTGACCGCAGTTCTTCCCCTTGAAGCACTCCAGACGCTAGAGCTTGCTTCAGCTGAATAAGTGCAGCGCTTGATTCTTGCGCTGTTGCGCCGCTATTCCTTACTGCTGCGGAAAAGCCTATAAAGGCCTTTTCGATTTCATCCAGTGTTACGCCAGTTGGCCTTAGCGACGCATACAGACTCGCAAAGCTATCCTGAGCTTCAATGTTGCTAATTCTTAGCGTGCTCGCAATCCGCGCAGCCGCTGCCTGTGCTTCGTTGTACTCTCCAAACTCGCCTGTTAGCGCCTTTAGCCTCACTTGAGCGCTTTCGGCATTCAGGCCAACCTGAAAAGCGCCCGCTGCAACCATTCCCGCTTGCGCACTGATTGCCCCAGCAATGCCGCCCGCAGCGCCTGCCAGCAGTGCATTGCGTGCAGACAGTCCATTGCCCGATTTGGCAGTGCTATCGAGGCTCCTAAGCCTCCCCTCCAGCCGCTGAATCTCCGCCCCGTACTTCTGAAACTCCCGGCCGCCGATCCGAGCCTGTTCCTGCAGCCCGCGCAATGCCGCAACGCTGGTGCGGATCCCGGCAATGGTCCCGTCATTGGCGCGGGCGAGCTGCAGCGTTGCGGTGCGCAGCGCTGTTTTGTCCCGCTTGGTTACCTGCGCGGCTTGGCCCAGCTCCTGCAGCGAGCGCTTCACCCGATCGATATTCCCGCCGCCCTTCACCTCGGCCGAGATCTGGATGGCGGTTTCCATGCTCATCCGGGCCATTGGTTATCCGATCGCCAGTCCTAGGGTC